TCGGTGACTGCAGGAAGTCTAGCCTCAACATTTTTTATGAAAAACAGTCAAACGTTTACAAGTATATCAATGTCAGGTTCTACTAACGGAGCGTTAGTTGGTCCTGTTACAGTATCTGGAACAGTGACTATACCATCAGGGAGTACATTTGTAATTTTATAATGAGTAAGTTAGAAACAAATCAAGTCGATCCATCTACAGGCACTACGCTAACGCTAGGTACATCAGGGGATACGATAGCAATTCCTTCAGGAGTTACTATTGCTAACTCTGGAACGGCGACAGGGTTTGGTGGAAATAATCAACCATACTTTACAGCTTATCAAACTGGAAATTACTCTTTAGCTCAAAATACAGCAACAACGATAGTTTTAGGAAACACAACTGTAAATTCTGGAACTGCTTACAATACTTCAACTGGTAAATTTACTCCTCAAGTGGCTGGAGATTATCTCGTAACTGCATTTCATAATTGTAGACATGGCTCAAGTGGTAATGCTGTAGTTTTATTTGAAAGTTATATTCAAAAAAATGGAAGTAATACAAATTTTAGAGCCAGTACTGGAAATGAAACAACAAACACATTAGCTCAATCAATGTCTAGCATGGGAGGAATAATTACTATGAATGGATCAAGTGATTATTTAACATTATCAGTAACGCAGTATGATTATACTGCGGGTGCATCACAAAATATAAGCGAAATTCAATTTATGGCATTTAAAATAATATAGGATAAAATATGGCGATAACTAGACTAGGCGGAGCGAATGCAATAACAGGCACTATACCACAAGGTAATATTGCTAACGCATCTTTAGGTGCAGTAACTGCTTTACCAGCAGCTATTTCTACTGGTAAGGTTTTGCAAGTTTTAACTTTTACTGTTAATAGTGCAGAAACTACAAACAGCAACACATTTACTGCTACAGCTTTATTAAAAGCTATAACTCCAAGTTCCTCATCAAACAAAATATTTGTTGTTGCGTCTGGAGTTATTCAATCTTCTGGAGCAGCTACAAATTCTGTAATAACTTTGTATAGAGATAGTACAAATCTTGGAACTGCATCATCAGGAATGGCATCTCAATATGGCTCTGGTGGAGGTGGATCATGTAATTTTGGAATGAATTATTTAGATAGTCCATCAACTACTTCTGAAGTAATATATAAAGTATATTTTAAAGCTAACTCTGGATCACATAATCAAGTTATATTTACAGATAATTCAGTTGGATCAATTACAGTTATGGAGATAGCAGCATGATTATAGAAGCAATACTTGAAATAAATCCTAATGCAATAGTTCATGTTAGAGGTACAGATATTAATACTTGTGAAATAGAATGGTTAAATGGAACAACACCTATTCCTAAAGCTGACATAGAAGCTAAAATGGCAGAGTTACCTACTGAAGAAGAAGAAGCTGCACAAAGAGAAACAGAAAAATCTTCTGGCAAACAAAAACTCAAAGATCTAGGATTAACCGACGCTGAGATAAAAGCACTGACAGGAGCATAATAGATGCTCGGTCATAGTTCGATATCAGCTGTTCCGATAGCCACATCCATATTCGATCCGAATGTAAGTGTAACCGTATCCGGTAATGCCATAGAGATATCTGTTGGACAGGCTGAAGCTTTAGCCGGTTCGGTATTTGAGGTAACGGGTAACGCTCTTAAAATCAATGCAGGAAACGTAACCATCGAGGCAGATGCTAATATCAATCCTGGTGGAATAGCATTTGAGATAGGGGCTGGAACAGTAACTGTACAAGCCTCTGCTGTTGTAAATGTAACCGGAAACGCATTGACGATGGCCACAGGGTCTGTTAGTATAATCGGTGAGGCAAATATAACGCCTGACGCATCGCCTTTAAAAATAAAAGTCAATGATGCTTCGGCAATAACATGGAGTGAAATTGATCCAGGTGCAAGTCAGACTTGGGTCGAGATAGAACCTTACTAATATGGCATCAACTTTTTCTACAAATTCAAAACTAGAACTGATCACCACAGGTGAAAAGTCTGGTCTATGGGGCACGATCACAAACACAAATCTACAGATATTAGAACAGCTATCCACAGGATATCTTAGTACAGCAGCTCTGGCATCTGGTGATCTGGCACTTGCATTGGACCAGGGAGCGACATCTAATGGTAAAAATATATACATAAAATTAACAGGATCTCTGGGTGGTAATAGAAGTATCACAATACCTGATGGATCAGAGAGAATAATCATATTCGAGGATGCGACCACAAGAGGATCGTCCTCACTTAGCACGATAACAGTCAAGACCGTATCTGGAACAGGTGTCGTGTTACCGATAGGATCGACATCTCTTATATATTCTGATGGCACAAATGTCAGTCTTGGTCTGCAGAACAAGGGTTATGTGACCCTGGACTCTGGAACCATCACAGCATATACATCTACAGATGGCGATCAGATATTAGCGAATACAACAACAAACCCTATCACGGTAACCCTACCAGCATCACCGAGTGTTGGCGAGGAGATTGTGATAATAGATGCACGAGGCACTTTTGGATCTAACAAAGTCATAGTTGCTAGAAATGGTTCTAACATAAATTCATCAGCGTCTAATCTGGACCTGACAACTAACGGACAGGCCGTGACTTTGGTATTTATAGATTCAACAAGAGGCTGGTCATTCAAGACAAACACGGCATAAGGAGCACGGATCATGGCCCTTATTGATTTCAAATTCAAACCAGGAATCGACAAACAAAGCACAGAGGCAGGTGCGGAGCAACGTTGGGTTGACTCTGATAATGTTAGATTCAGATATGGACTACCAGAAAAAGTTGGTGGTTGGTCATCTCTAGTTAATGAATCTATTGTGGGTGTCGCAAGAAAGCTACACTCGTTTGTTGATCTTGAGGGTAATAGGTATGTTGGAATAGGAACAGATAAATTTTTACTAGTATATTTTGAGGGTAGATTCTATGATGTTACACCTCTAGCATCCACGATATCAAGCGCAACTTTTACATCGACAGGAAGTGTTACAGTAACCATCACGACATCCGCCGATCATGGATTTGAGATAGGTGATATAGTTTTATTTGACAATGTGACCCTGCCAACAGGCACAGGCAAATCTAATTCTGATTTTGAGGATAAGGTTTTTCAGGTTATTACAGTTCCAACCTCTAAAACATTTACCATAACTTTTACCAGCACAGTTAACTCTGCATCTGGTGGAAGTATTGATCTAAAACCATATGAGAAGGTCGGGCCCTCCGCTCAGTCTTACGGTTATGGATTCGGTATTGGTAATTATGGTGGAACTGTAACTGGTGTTACCACGACAACTTTAAACGGATCGTTGGGCGCAAACACTACAGGAACGGGCGGAGGGTCCACTGTCACGTTAACATCAACAACCGGTTTTCCAACCGGTGGCGGTACGATAGCTGTCGGCAATGAGCTAATCAGTTACACAGGTGTTAGTTCAAATGATTTGACAGGTATCACCAGAGGAGCCTTGGGTACAGCAACGTTTGGAACATCAAACGGACAAGCTCATAACAGTGGTGATACAGTATCTAACGCAACAGATTTTACAAGTTTTGGTAATGCGGTCAACGCCGCAACAGTAACACTTGAACCTGGATTATGGTCATTAGATAATTTTGGACAGGTTTTAATTGCAACAATCGCAAATGGTAAGACATTCACATGGGATGCATCGATTACAGCTAAACTTACAACAAGAGCATCGACATCAACATCTGGTTTTGCAACAACAAATAACCCAACAGCATCCAGAGTGACGCTAGTCTCACCTACAACAAGACACTTGATTCACCTTGGAACAGAAACAACTATCGGTACGACAACAACCCAGGATGATATGTTTATAAGATTTTCTGATCAAGAGGATATAAATACATACGCACCATCCGCGATAAATACCGCAGGAACTTTGAGATTGCAGGACGGAACAAAGATCATGGGTGCCATAAAAGCCAAAGAGGTTATCCTGGTATGGACTGATAATGCTCTATATACAATGAAATTTATCGGTGCACCTTTTACATTTGGTTTGGAGCAGGTCGGTACAAACTGTGGATTGATAGGTAAGAATGCTGTCGTTGAGATTGATGGTGCTGCTTTCTGGTTAAGTCCAAAAGGTTTCTTCTTATTTGATGGTACGGTTAAATCCCTACCATGTACGGTTGAGGATTTTGTCTATGATAATTTTGATACGACAAAAGGACAACAGGTATCCGCAGGATTAAATAATCTATTTACAGAGATAACATGGTCTTATCCAGCAGAGGGCTCTACATTTAACGATAAGTACGTGGTATTTAATTATGCCGAATCAGCAGGTGTACCTGGTGGTGTGTGGTATACGGGAACAGAGGCAAGAACAAGTTGGATGGATGCAACGATATATAAAAATCCTTTTGCAACAAAATTCAATAGTTCTGCGACAGGTACTTTTCCAGAGATCATAGGTGAATCTGGTTTAGGTCAAAGTATATTATTCGAACATGAGGTAGGAAACGATCAGGTCAATCCCGATGGTACAACAACCACTATACAATCTTTCATACAATCTTATGACATAGATCTTGAATCAAGAAGCAAAGATGCTAAAGGCAGATCTACCGGTCCTAAAGTTGCGGGTGAGATATTTCTTGCGATGAGAAGATTTGTTCCTGATTTTAAAGTATTGGAAGGTAATGCAAAGGTAAGTCTTAATGTCAAAAGATATCCGCAACAATCAGAGACACAGACAGCATTAAGTCCCTTTACAATAAACTCATCAACAGATAAAAAAGATACAAGAGCGCGTGGTAGATTTGTTAGTGTCAAGATAGAGAATGATGCGGTCAATGAATCATGGAGATTTGGGACATTGAGATTAGATCTACAACCGGACGGGAGAAGATAATGCCAAAGATTAATGTGAGAATACCAGAACCAAAAGAAGAATACGATTTCTCAAACCAAAAACAGATAAATAGAACTTTATCTATTGTTGTGGAACAGTTAAACTCCACATATTTAAGTGAAACAAAACAGGAGCAGGAGAGATTCTCTTGGTTTTTAGGTGGCTAATATATATACAAATGCAAAGGTAGATCTGACTACCACGGATAATACGGTGATATACACTACACCAACAAGTTCTAGAGCCATAATCAAAAGTATATTGGTGACAGAGGATGCTGGATCAGGATGTGATATAACTTTTACTATAACCGATGCTGCATCTGCAGTATTTAACTTGTTTAAGGACAAGACAATAGCCTCAAAAACAACAACAGAATTGTTAACTCACCCTTTAATTTTGGAAGAAAATGAGGTATTAAAGGCACAAGCAACAGATGCAAATGAATTACACGTTATCGCATCGATATTGGAGATAAACAGGGATTAATATGTCGTTTATAGAAACAGAAGCAAAAGCAGAATACAAAGAGATCAACGGTAAGAGAACACTGGTGATAACACCAGAGTGTGAGATTACTTTAAAAAATCTAGAGACAGGACAGGAATACAATTCAGACAAAGAAGCGGATGACGATGTCAATAATCCTGATACACCTACGAAGAGAGAACATATCTCCCGTAGTGTAAAATTAACGGTGGAGTCAATACCACTTGGTGGAGATTCGAATTTATAATATGGCGATAACTAGAGCACAACAGGCAAGACAGATGTTAAAAAAAGGTAGTATGAAACCTGTGGAGCAAGCAGGGGTCATGAACTATATGCCCTCTAAAATGGTGACTGTTCCTAAAATAGCTAAGTCATCACCAGATACACCGACAGCAAAACTAGCTTACATCACACCAAAAGAACAGGACATACTTGTAGATTTAAATTTATACGGATCATTGGATGGTAAACCAAACAGAGGACCTGGTGGTATACCTTCTTTAGAAGGAGACTTTGAATCCTACACAAGCGGTATGAGTGGTGGAAGTAACAAATCTCCAGGAAGTGGTGGCGGAAGTAATTTTACTGATGCAGATGATAGACGACAAACCTATCAATCAAGAGTAACTTCAACACCAAAAGGTCAAAAGGTACGAGAATATAAAAAAGAAGACCCTTACACATACATCGGTGGTAATAAATATGATGTAACTCCTGAGACTTTTTATGAAAGAGAGGAGGCTGAAAATTTAGCTAATCTACAAAGACAAAAAGAAATAAATGAATTTATAAACAGACCTCCCGATCCAATTAACACCCCTTTTCCAATTGTTACTGCTGGTTTGAATGCTGCACAAAATTTTTTACCTTATAAAATTGGTAGAGAGTTTTATGCAAAAAATGTTTTAGGAAGAACAGTTACACTTCCAGACGGAAGGGTGATAACTTTTGATGAAGATAATTATTCAGGATCAGGATTAACATATGATCAATTAAGAAAACAGGGAATAATTAATCCTTTTGGTAGAGTGTTATCAGATTTTGAAAGAGGCACAGGACCTTATGAAGGTCAAGATAAGCCAATAACTGTAAGAGACGATGATGAAGATAACGACGGCGACGGTGACGGTGACGGCGACGGTGACGGCAACACAAACAGAGAAAGAGGTCTGGCTCTTAGATTCATGAACCGTGGTGGTATGCCAATGGATGCGCCTACTGAAGGTGGGATCATGGACCTTGAGACAGGTAGACAGATGTATTTCCTAGGTAAGTTGGTCAAGAAGGCAACGAGAACAGTCAAGAAGATTGTAAAGTCGCCGATAGGTAAAGCAGCGTTATTGTATTTTGGTGGTAATGCACTCATGGGAGGACCTGCAGCAAGCAGGATGAGTTCTTTTTTTGGTAAAGGATCTTTTAATCCATTAAAAGCATTGGGAGTAGGTCCACAAAGTGGAAAATTTGTAGGTAGCGGACTTGGTAATTTATTAGCTAAGTTTGGTCTAGCTAAAGAAGGAGCGCTAACAACCAAAGGAATGTTTGGATTAGGTGGAGGTTTACTTGCACTACTACCTTTCTTGACAGAGGAACAAAAACAACAGGTCATGGACAGAGGTGTGAGTATAGATCCGGGATATATCAGAGATAACCCTTATACGTTTGAATCACAGGTAGGCTCCGGAAGAGGTTTAGGTCCTAATTTTGCCGATGGTGGTCGTATAGGTTATCAGGAAGGATCCAAAGAACCAGTAGCCAAGAAGACCATGCCATTATTAGATATGGGTGGTAAGGAGATGGATCTGAGAGAGGACGGTGGATTTGTGCCTATTGGACGTATGGAGAAGGCTGACGACGTGCCTGCAAGATTATCAAAGAATGAGTTTGTATTTACCGCGGATGCTGTTAGAAACGCAGGAGATGGAGATGTGGACAAAGGCGCAGAAGTTATGTATAATATGATGAAGAACCTCGAATCCGGAGGTGACGTATCTGAGGAATCGCAAGGATTAGAAGGCGCTAGAAGAATGTTTCAAACATCTAAAAGACTAGAGGAAGTATTATAATGACAGTCACAACTACAAGACAACTACCAGCACAATTCGTCGAAGATCTAGGTGTAGACCTAGCGGAACAGGTAGTAGCCCAATCGGGTGTACCCGTAGTATCTACAGGTTTAGCCGGACTTGGGTCCATGGCTCAACCAACAAAACAGGGTTTCGAGACAGACGAACAATTCAAAAAAAGACAAGATTTATTTGGTGCACAACAGAGAGCCGCGTTAGGTTTTGAACAGAGACAACAGGCATTATCTGGACTCGCACCACAGATAGCAGGTCTAACAGCAAGAGAACAGGAGGCTAGAAAGATAGCTGATGCTGGTATTGGATCTTTTAAACCTTTCATACAGGATGCACAGGCTTTAACAGGAGCTGGTGCCGGAACAGGAGCAGGATCTGTTCAAGAGTTTATGTCACCATATCAACAACAGGTCATCGATACATCATTAGCTGAGTTTGATAGACAAGCAAAAACTCAAGAACAAAGAATTAGAGATCAAGCTGTTGCATCGGGAGCTTTCGGTGGCGGCAGAGAGGGTGTTCAATTAGCAGAATTTCAAACAGGTTCAGATAGAAATAGATTAGCACTAGAAGCAGGGTTAAGACAACAAGGTTTTCAACAAGCAGTAGCGAGAAGAGATAAATCTTTTCAGGATCAGATAGGTCTGGCTAGTCTGGTTCCATCATTGACAGCTGGTGACGTAGCTTCACAAGGACAATTGGGTGGAATAGATAGAGGTTTAACACAGGCTGGATTAGATGCTACTAGAGAGGCAACAAGACAGGCCACATTCTTACCACAGGAACAATTGGATAGGTTTGGTGCACAGGTCACAGGAATCATGGGTGGATACCCTGCACAGTTTACATCAACAAACGTTCCTAATCCTTCGCCGTTACAGACAGCGTTAGGTATAGGATCATCATTAGCGGGAGCTTATCTTGGTGGTCTAGGTAGATCTGGACAAAATATTTTTAAACCAGCCGGAACTGTTTAATATGAATAGAACTTTAAAAAGACCGATGTTTAGAATGGGTGGTGCAGCAGAAGGCATCACGTCTGGTTTGGATAAACCAAGACAAAATTATAAAGACGGTACTATAAAAAACCAATTTGAATACAATAGACTTGTAGAGAATGCAGAGAAATTAAGACCTGCAGCGATGGATGTATTTTTACAAGGCGCAAGAAACAGAGGACAATTTACTGATGACACACCTTCAGGTAACATGCAATCAACAGCAAACAACGCTGTAGGTGGAGTTAGAAGTGAGGCCGATATAATAGCACGAGCTAGGGCTCTTGCAGCAGCGAATACCCCATCTAATACCATGTCTGGCAGAGAGATGGCCGCAAGATTTTTGATACCATTTGGATTGGATTTCGCAACAAGATCACCTACTGGTAATCTGTTATCTACTGCAGCAGAATCTGCAAAAAATCCTGCAGATATGTTGATTAAAAACATTGATCAAAGAAGAGAAGGTGTTTCTAACAGAGAGGCTAATTTATTTAGCGCGTTATTAACTTCGGGTTTATCTGACAGAAGAACTGATAAAAAAATGGCGGCTCAAGAATTAAAAGACAGTCAAGAGCTGTTAACTTTATATGATAACGAATTACAAAAAAATGTGATTGTCAAAGCAGGAGATGTTTATAACGATCTATCAAGATATGGTCCATCCAAGAAAGATGAGACAGGGAGGACATTTGAGAAATTAGAGGTAGCGAATTTGATAGAAGAGAAAATGTCTGAGATATTTGAACTGGAGGCTAAAGAGAATAAAACAGCAGAGGATGAGCAGGCTATAGCACAGGCCAAAGGTGTTTTAGAATATCTAAAAGGTAATAAAAACACAAATGCTTTTGCTAATTCTATATTAAAAGATCCCGAATATCTAAACACTCTTAGAAGCAAAATCAAAAACAAACTAAAAACAACTGAGAAGTTTCAAGAAAAAAATCCATCAACAGAGTTGATGCTTCAACAGGCGATAGACGATGCTCTAGAATATTACATAGAGAATGGTTCTTTCCCACCGGATCTAGCACTGGCTGAGGGTGGTAGAGTAGAATATCAGATGGGTGGTGACGTGAATCCCATGATGGATACTGACCCTAAAATAGATTACGAGACATTGAGAGCAAGATTACCTAGAGAGATATCAGATGATATCGTAAAACTTATATCAGCTAGTCCTGAAGCATTGGAAGATTTTGCTACTATTCAAACACAACAGGACGTTGTCAATTTTAATACAAAGTATAACGTAGAGTTAATATTACCAGCGGAGGCGTAAAATGGCCGATTCTGCATTAGAACGATATCTCAAAGATAAACAACTTCAAGATACACGACCTGGAAAAAATAAAGATATAGAAGAGATAAAAGAATCATTTCAAAATACATTGACAGGTCTGACAGAACCAAAACCACCTGTAAAATTTTTTAGATCTTTCTTACCTAGAAAAACAGAAGAGGGCAAACTTGAAGATACCAGTCTATTAAGATTTGGTTTGTTTTTAAATCCACAACTTAGATCAGCAGCCTCTATCACAGCTGGTCAGGATATAATAAAAAAATTGGAGAGTGAGGACGATAAGGATTATATCTCAGGTTTGGATGAGGTAAGAAAAGGAATAGAATCGGGTACATTTGATCTTGCAAAAGGCACAGGTAGTATATTGTTTGCTGGAATAGATTATTTTAGAGATACAGATTTTCAATCTGTTTTTGAGGAATTCATGGAGGACAAAGAGCCAGATAGACCTGAGACATGGAGGGGTGAGTTAGTGGGTCTACTGACTCAGTTTGGTGTACCAGGTGGTATCATTCAAAAAGTTGTAAACAGAATACCAAAAGTTGCAAAAGTAAAAAATGCGATAAGCAAGATGAAAGGTATCAAAAAACCCATAAGCACGGTGGCATCCAGGGTTATAGAGGGGGTAACTGTTGTAGGTGCAACAGATTTTATCGCATCCGAACCTGAGAGACCAACAATGTTTTTTGAACCAGAAAGCACAGAAGGTTTGACAGGTAAGAAAAAAGCAGCTGCTATTTTTAGAAATAAAGTTAAATACGGACAAGAAGGTGCTATAATAGGTGGTGGTTTTCCTCTCGTAGGTAAATCCATAGCTCTTGGTTATAGGTATGGTATCAAACCTGTAACAAAGACAACGGCCAGTCTTGGTGCAAAGGCAGTGGACACTGCTGTATTCAAACCAATATTATATTTAGGTGGTACAAAACTTGGTGGTGCTGTCGTAAGCGGCACAGCAAAAAGTGTAAGTGGTGCAAGTAAATTTGTATTGTCAAAAGCAGCAAAACTTGTTGCATCAACCTTGGATAAAGATCTTATATACAAAGGTAAGTTAGTTGGTCAGCTGCCACCATTTGAAAAATGGAGACTAGGTAGTGTGACATCTAGAAATCCGGAAACCAGAGGTTTAAAAAGATTAGACAACATTTTATCTTATCTAAGATCTTTCGGTAAAACACCAAAAGATATAGAGGGAGTAAACGAGGCCGTTGCCTTGTTTGTAAAGAGTAGAGCCAGGAAGATAAATAAAACCATGGAGAGTTTAGATAAAAAAGCTTATGATTTAGCAAAAGGTTTTGAAAAACAATACAATAATCTAGACCAATCTCCTGCGTTACAGAAATTTTATCTTGATCTAGTAGAAGATTTTTTAAGAGGACAGAAAAAATTAAAAGAGCTACCAACAGAATTACAACCATTGGCAAATGATGTCAGATCAGAGATTAGAAAAACAATGTCTGAATTTAAAAGTCTATTACCAAAAGGTAAAAAAAGTGATGATTTAGTAAAAGAATTAGAAAAGATAGAGGTAGGTAATGTAGGTAGTTATCTTGTAAGATCTTTTTCAACTTTTACAAATCCAAATTATCTTCCAGATAAAAATGTTTTAGAAAAAGCCATAGATTATTTGTCTAAGAATGTGATCAAAGGTGAATTAAGAAAAGAGGCAATAAAAGATTTTCCAAAATTATCTACAAATGATGCTATAAAAGAATCAGCTGCTAATCTAGCAGAGACTATTTTAAGAACAGGTAAGGCAGACGGAGTAAACCCTTTAATGCAATTAAAAGAGATAGGTAAATTAATTAATTTTAAAGATTATAAAATTATGAAAACGGGAGAAGAATTACCTGTGGCTGTAAAAAATCTTTTGGGAACAGAAAAAAATCTAAAAAGTTCTGTCTCTTTAACGATATCTGAGATGATATCCGCAGCAGCAAACAAAAGAGCTTTGGATGTGATAGCCAAATCAGGTATTGACAATAACTGGTTGTTTGCAACAGCAAGTTCTGCAAGAAATGCAGGTATATTAAATCCACAACAAATAATTAGTGTGCCGAGATTAGGTAATGTTTTAAAATCAGATGTTATAAACCTATATGCCTCGCCCGAATTTGTTCAAATGTTTAAAGGATCTGGTGGTGTGCTCGATAATCTTTTGGCAATACCAGCTTATAGATTGATAATGCAGGGTAAGGTAGGAGTACAGATAGGTAAAACATTATACTCACCACAGACACAGGTAAGAAATGTTACATCAGCCGCCCTTTTTGCTTTTATGAACGGACACATAGGAGGCAAGGCTAGTGTGACCAACGCGATGAAGATGGTATTTGATGATATATTTGGTGCAGGAAAACAAGGAATTGACGAGATTAAATTCAATAATTACGTTGAAAGACTGGTAAGACTAGGTGTTTGGGATGAGAACGTGGTCGCATCGGAATTAAAAGCGATAGTTAATCAGATAAAAAATAATCAAATAAATACCACAGACAAATTATTTGATAAATTAATAAAGATGACACCAACAGATAAGGTGGCAAGACTATATGCAGGTGGAGATAACTTGTGGAAAGGTTTTGGTTTTGAGTTTTACAGATCTGATTTAGGGCTAGCTCTTAAAAATATGGAAGATATAAAACAATGGTTTAGATTTATGGGTCAGCCATTTGATGATGTCAATGTTGTAACTGGTGCCAAAAAAACTTTTGATGATGGTCTTGATGAGGCAGCAGCTTATCTATTAAGAAACACTTATCCAACTTATAGTAAAGTTCCACCATCGGTACAGAATCTAAGAAAACTTCCTATCGGATCTTTTATATCTTTTCCTGCAGAGATTTTAAGAACAGCCACAAATGCCATATCTATCGGTCTAAAAGAGGCTGCTCATTCAAACCCTGCTATAAGACAGATGGGTTTAAGAAGACTGACAGGAGCATCATTAACGAATTTTGCGGTAGGCACGGGACTTGTATCAACAGCTCAGTATCTGACAAACTCTACAGACTCACAGTGGGACGCTTACAAAAGATCAGGTGCTGCAGTATGGGACTCGAGATCAAAACTATTACCAATAAAAGGATGGGAAAATGGTGAGTCAGCAGCTGTAAACTTCTCTTACTTCTCACCTTATGACAGTTTACACGCACCTTTTGCGGCAGCTATCGCTAAGGCTAGAGAGCAAAACCTAAATCCACAGGAGACAGAAAAATATGTTTTGGATCTTATGTTTTCAGAAGACGGTCCTGTTTTTACTTTTCTAGAACCTTTCATCACGGAGCCTATCGGTTTTGATAGATTCATAGATGTAACAACTAGAAATGGTAGAAAAGATCAAGGTGGTACAGTTTTTTCAGCATCAGATGATTTGGGTGCAAAGTTTGCTAAATCTTTTGCATATGTAGTAGATGGTGTTCAACCAGGAGCAACAAAGAGTGCGGATAAAATATCTGGAGCTTTAAGTTTAGATCTTACAAAAGGTGGTGCACCATTAAAACTATTTGATGAATTACTTGCTCTGTTTGCTGGTACCAGAATCATAAGAATCGATGTAAAGAAAAGTTTAAAATATCAAGCAGCAACCATGAACAGATTATTAAGAGCTGTTGATGAGAATGAACAATTTTATAATGTAGATAATTATGCAAAAAATACTCCAAACGATATGATAAGAACTTTTGAAAATATGCAAGACGAAGCATTTAGAATTCAAAAAGATATGTTTATTAGAATAAAAGATTTTGAACTTTTAGATTTAGATGAGGATGCAATAAGAAAAATATTAAAAGACTCAGGTGTATCTAGAAAAGTTAGAACTAATTTAATAAATGGTGTTTTTACTCCTGTTAATTTTTCTAAAAAAAGATTTGAAACAAAAGTAAAAACAATAGAATCAGAATTAAATAAATTAGCCACAGAGGATAGACAGTTTTCTTTAAACGAAGATTTTGTATATCCCAGAGAAGAATTAAAAGAAGTAATAGAAGATTATAGAGGTAAAGAATTTTTTACAGAGGATTATGATCCTGAAACATATGATTATAAATTAGATAAAAATGGTAGAATAATATTTGATAGTGAAGGCGACCCTGTAAGAAAAAATAGAACTCTTATTGATAGAATACCTCCTGTTATAAAAGAAGGGTTTCAAAAAATTATATCACCTTTTGAAGGAAATATAACAACAGGATCTCTACCAAATACACCTATGCCTAATTCACGTTTATTTACAAAAACCCCTGTAAATACAAACTTGACACGTACACAAGAAGCTTTACTATCGCCAGAAGAAAAAGTTATTGCAAGTAGGAGAACAATATAGTGCCTAACGGAGATAAAATTAGACCAAAGAATACAAGAGAGCATTTACTTGCTATCTATGGATATATTACAGGATTAAAGAAAGATGTAAAACATATGCATGAAGGTGTTCACGATTTGGGTGGTAAGATAGACAAGATCTATTGGGTGTTATTGGGTACTGTAGGGGCAGTATCACTTCTGCTATTAGAAAAGGTATTGGACAAAGGCTGGTTCTAACATGAATCTTTCACGTAACTTCACTCTTCAAGAGTTGATCAAATCAGATACAGCTATCCGTTTGGATATCAATAACAATCCAAACTCAGGGCAGATAGAAAAATTAAAAGATCTTTGTGAAAATATTTTACAGCCGGTACGTGATCATTTCGGTAGAGTAAAAGTGACTAGCGGTTTCCGTAGCGAGCAGCTGTGTCTAAAGATAGGTAGCTCTGTAAATTCACAACATGCCAAAGCCGAGGCGGCCGATTTCGAATGTATGGGCACAGACAACGCTGAATTAGCTGACTGGATTCATGCAAATCTAGAATATGATCAATTGATATTGGAGTTCTATACTCCTGGTGAGCCTAACAGTGGGTGGATACATTGCAGCTATACGTCGGACCAACCAAGAAAACAATTCTTGCACGCATTTAAATCTGAAGGTAAAACCAAATACAAACCTGTGATTGGAAAAGCAAAAGATCTAGTTTAGATCCAGTCTTTTAATTCTTCTCCTAATACCTCTGACGCTATATTTATTTTATCTCGTAAGGCTTTCACGATTTTCTCATCGACAGTATCTTCTGCAATAAGATCTATATATGTGACAGTTTTCTTTTGTCCTATTCTATGTGCTCTATCCTCTGATTGTAAACGTTTCTCTAGGTCATAACTATTAGAATAATATATGACCGTATGTGCTTGGGTAAGTGTGATACCATAACCACCTGTCTGTGGTGTGCCGATTATAAATCTACACTTAGGATCATTTTGAAATTTACGTATGTTATCCTGTCTATCTTCCTGTGATGTCAGACCATAATAATGAACGTAAGAATCCTCTCCGTATTCTTTTATTATTCTCTGTATTATCTCACCAACACTTAGCTGATAGTTGGCCCAGATGATCGCTTTACCTTCTGTCTCATCCAATATCGACATCAATTCATTTAATCTGTTGCTATCGACAGCCTGTGTCGAACCATCATCGGCAGTAAAATGTCCACATGTTATCTGATGTAGTCTCATCAATTGGGTCAGCACGGTCATGGTTGTGGTCATCTTACCATTTAAGATAGCAAGAGCTTGTTCTTTCATTTGATTGTATATTCTCTTTTGATCAGGTGTAAGAGCAACGTGACGTTTCATAAATATCTTTGGCGGTAGATCGAGGCAATCCTCTTTTAATACTCTTTCAGAAAATGTCTTTACTGTCTCTGATAATTCTCCAAGGTTTTTAAATTCACTGACAACCTGTATGGACCTACCTCTCAGATGCATGGTTTTCATCTCTGCATACCTATTACGAAAACTGTAATAAGAAGCAAAGTCCAATAACCACGGATCAAGGAACTCACACTGCGTATACAAATCCAAAGGATTTTTTGTGATAGGAGACCCTGTCATTATACGTCTATACTTTGCAGACTTTCCAAGATCTATAATGTTTTTAGTTCTTTTAGCTGTAGGTGTTTTTATAGTTGTTGATTCATCAACAGCCATTAAAGTTTTATGTGAGTTTAAAAATTTAGATGCAAACTTAACACCTTTGTCTGTGCTAAATGCTTCTACATTCATAATTAGAATATGAAGAGCTGTCTCTACCTCAAATAAACTTTCCAATTTTTCTTGTTGTGTTTTTGTTATATTTGGTTGCCACAATACAGTCACATTCTCTACATGATCTGGTAGGTGTGTGGGTAACTCTTGTTCATACCAGGTTTTGATAACACCTTTTGGTGCAACGATTAAAGCACCATCTACTTTGCCTTTGTCATAAAGCATAGCTAGATTATCTATTAACACTTTTGTTTTACCTGTACCCATTTCCATAAAGTATGCAAAGTTTTCTTTATTCCATGACTTTTCTAAAGCAGTCATTTGATGCTTGTATGGTTTTGTTTTAAATTTATATTTCATATTTTTCTTCTTTCTAGGGTTGACATATAATCCTGGATGACTTATATGTCAAGTCATAATGTCAGAAAGAAAAGTTTACGTAATACAAGAAATTCCAGGTAGCCAAGCAGGCACTCCTAAAATAAATATTATGG